TGCGCACCACCTTGTAGCCGCTGCCCATGCAGCAGACCTTGCGCAACTCTGGCAGGCCATCGCCATCATAGTCAACTCGGGAATATGCCTCAATGTACAAAACCCGTTGCATCATCGGATTGGCTGCATTCTCGCCAAAGGTGGTACTCAGTGGTTGCCGCGCCAGATACTCGTCATTGCTGTCCAAGTCGCTGCTGGAGATATTCTCGTCAATCTCGTCTTGGTCGTAGCCCATCGCCAGCAGGTCGGCCACTGTGGCCATCTGCCTGTGGGCAATGATGGTGGCGTCATCAAAAGACCGAGCGCGTCTGTCAAGCAGCAACTCTTCTGGCGGCACGGCCATCACAGTGATGCGGCCATCCTTGGTGACGCGCTTGACCTGCACATCGTGCAGCATTGGCGCCGGCATCGTCACCGGCTGGCCCGTCATCGGGTCGATGGTGGTCATCTGCATCTCGTCAATGTCTGGGTCTGGGTAAGAAACCACAATCTTGACTTGTGCGTCAGGCTCTTGCATCACCATTTGCAGGGTCTGCTCATCCAAGCCGGTGTAATCGTCAATCTGGACTTTCTCGTCATCAGTCCAGTAGAACTTGGCAATGCCGCACTTCCTAACCAGCGCATCCTTGAAAATGGCGTAGGTGGTCAAGAATCCGTTGTTGTCGTTTTGGTAAATGTAATTAACATAGTCGGTGGCCTGCTGCGCAGACTTCACATCTTCTGGCCCCCGAGGCACAAACTCAACCACATTCTCGGTAGAGAAAAACACCTTCATCAGGCTGGGCAGCATGGCGCTCACAGTGTCGCGCACCTCCATCGCCACCACCTTGCTGTTGCCCTCGACCTCGTTGCCGAACAGGTCGCCTCGGTAGTACTCAGTCCCCCGCGCACGGGTGGGAGACAGGTCGCTGTCCACATAGCTGATGGCATCCGTCAGGTCTTGCGTGATGATCGCTTGCAGTTCCGCATCGTCCATCGGGGTCTGGGCTGCAATGTCGGTGGATAAATTGTCGGTAATGTTTTCAATCATGGCTTGACCTTAGTTAGAACCACAAACATGGAGTCCACAGCCCTCGGGGTGCGGATAATTTGGTCTTGTGGCAATTCTAGTGCTTCTCCCAGCTTTGAGAGCCTCATTTCCAGCATGGTCAACTCAAACCTGTCTGGCCAGCCTAAGTACCAGTGCCAGTCGGTGTAATAGCGCCAAGAGTTCTCGTTGAATGCCCTAACATGGGTTGGATCTTGCCACGCGCCAAGGCTCAACTCGTATGGCACATGAATCCGCATCTCCCCGCCTACCTTCAGCAATTCCTTGCAATTGGTCATGGCAGTAACCAGATCTGGCAAATGCTCCAAGATGTCATTGGCCAAAATCACATCAAACATGCCGCGCTCAATTGTCAGTAGCCCCTTGCGGGTCTTGAGCACTTCACCCCAATTGACTTTTGTAATGTCCAGCAGCCAATCTGGCTTGACCCTTGCCTGAATATCTGCATTCACGCAATCCTCACGCCAGTCCTTGCCAGAGCCTAGATTAAGAATCAAACCATGCCTTTGCGTAAGTTGGACGATTTTCTTTGAGCCACGGCAGCGCATCGTTGTGCAGTTTGTTGCCGTCAAAGCCAATTGTGTTGCTGCCGATGTGGTGGACATAGCTGGCACTCACAAAATGCGAGTAGCCTTTTTCAATCAGATCCCTACAATGCACATCGTCACTGTACCAATTCAGAGGGGGAAACTTTGCCTCTTCAAATGCATCGCTTGAGATCCACGCAAAGATGGGACTGATCTCACCGACCATCTTGATGTGGGCCTCGGACGGGAATTTAAAGAAACTCAAGCGCTCCCCAGGCTGGCAGATACGCACATTTTGACCAGACCGCGCTGCATCAGTCCTTGACGCCACCCAGCCGGCCTTCACGCTGTGCATGGTCTTGATGATGGCCACATCCTCAAGCAGCACCTTCACGCTGGTCGGGGTTAACACGATGTCATCGTTGGCCACGATGCATGATGACCAATCCTTGAGTGCCGCTTCGATCACCTCGTTGTAGTCATCGCCAAAGTTCCTTGGCTGGCCGTAGATCTTGTGGTCAGCCTCAAAGTTCTCAAGCACTGACTCTGGCCCTCGCAGATAGACCGGACACTCTGGCGCGTATTGCTTAATCGACTCCAGCAGCACCGCCAGCCCATGCCCCTTGACTGTGGCAATGACAATCGGACAGATCATTTCTTGGCTTTGTTTCGGGCTGAAATGCTGGCCGCCTTACTTTTGGCATCGGCCTTAGAGCTTGCACCCCATGCTTTTAGACTCAACAGCAGCCGAGTCGGCTTGCCGTCTTTGTACTCAGGGCCATCATTGCCGGCCATCCGCGCCAAGAAACTTGCACGCCTCGGGTTGTCGCCTGCCTTGACTGGCGGCTTGATGTCTTGGCCGGCAGCTTTGAGACTGGCGCGGCCCTTAGCATTCAAGCCGCCGGATGGGTTTTTACCCTCCTTGCGCTGCCAAGCTGGGGTCTTCATCTAAACCCCGCTGTTTTTTTGGCCACTGCCTTGGGCTGCTTTACGAATTGTTTCCCCGCAGCTTTGCCAGCACGCTTTGCGCGTGTTGTCGCAGCGTACTCAGCAGGGCTGAGACTTTTGATAGCAGATTCTGGCAAATATCGCTCACCAGTGACAGAAGATTTTTTACCACTTTTCGTTCTCCAGTTTTGATCGCCCCAGTTTTTCAGGGATTGCTGTGGTGCTTTCATTTGTAGCCCCCGCCTTTTTCCTTGTAACTCTTGGCCAAAAGCTGCGCCTTCCTGGCTGACCACTGCCCTGCCGCCGTACCCTGCACCGCCCGACGCTTGATTGACTCAAACAAGGCTTTGCGCATGGTTGGCTTGGTGTAGTTGCCAGCAGCGTTGACTGTTGACTTGGGTTTGGCAGGCTTGGCGGCTTTCATTTCTTTGCGCCAATCTTGATGACCAGCATCGGCTTGCCGCCCATGTCCTCACCCTCCATCGAGCTATTCTCACCGCCCTCATAGTCTTCATCCTCATCACTCTCAGTCACCCAAGCATCGCAGGTGCGGCTGGCCGCGCACTTGAAGTCAAAGATCTCGCAGTAGCCCAGATCGGCTTTTTCAATAAACTCCTCGGCGTCACCTTCAGAGCCAATGCCCTTTTCAATGCAGTCGAGCATTGATTCCTCTTGATTAAAAGCCGCGCAGTTACCGCACCGGCTCATCTTGGCGTCTTCAATGTCCACCTCCCACTCGTCTGCCTTTTTCTTCCAAAAAGCAGTATTAGGCAGGTCTGGATTCTCAGGGCCGTAGTTGGCGCTGTTGATCGCCTTGGCCCGATTCTTCAGATTGAGCGTGATGTCTTGCGTTGGCATGGGGCAGTTCTCGCCTGCACCCATGTCCTCGCCCTCTTCCTTGTCCATGACTTGGCTCATGGTCCGCTGTAGCGTGGCCATTATTTTCTCGCCTTGTTCTTTGCCGTGCGCTGACCGCGCATGGGCAGCTTGGCCTCGGACATGGCAATAGCAATGGCCTGCTTGGGGTTGGTGACCGGCTTGCCGCTAGAAGTCAGCTTGCCCGACTTGAACTCGCCCATCACCTTGCCGACCTTCTTTTGTCCTTTGGTCATCATCATGGTTTTCCCCATTTAGTTGCAAATGCCCAATTATGCAGTTCTGGATAGGTTGCGGCGTAAGGGTTGACTCCATTTGCTGCTGGCCGCTGACCCAAACATCCCCGCCACGGCATCGCTGGCAAAGGTCAAAACAAAGGCGTCGGCCTTGTCCGGACTTGGCAAACCCCGCTTTTTGATCTCGTCCTTGCCCTCAATCGCAATTTTGCCACTTGATGTGAAGGTGTAGCGCACTGTCGCCAACTCGCTGATCAGCACCTCATCCTTGGGCAGTTTGCAGTCCCGCGCCTCTAGCCACGCCTTGGCCTTGTACCAAAGCTCGGCCTTCAGGTTGCGGTAAGTCCCGCCCATCGCTGGGCTTTCGCTCACATTAATGCCCCGCGCCGGCAGACCCAACTCCCGCAGCCGGTCAACCACCCCAGCCCCCAAACCGATGCTGTCCACCAGTATTTCCCTTGGCTGCTCACTTGGCGCCAGCGCATTGAACTCGGCCACCACCGCCCCCGTCAATTGCATCAAGTCCAGATTTTTCCAAGTGCGGATGCTCTCGGTGACCACATTGCCCTGCCGCTTGCACAGCGCTGACCTGTCCGAGCCAAACCGCGCCACATCCAGCCCCCAGACCATCGGCGCCGTTTTGCTGGCCGCCACATCCCTGTGCAGCGCACTCTCCAGCAGATCCATCGGGATCACTGTATCGTCATCACCCCGTGGGAATTCCCCGATCACCCTGATCCGGTAGACATTGCTTTCTTCGCCGTAGCGCATGGCCATCTCTTTGACATACTCATCACTCACCCGCGGCGAGTCGGTGCATGCCACCTGAAAGGTTGTCCACTCGCCGGCCAGCCTTGTGTGCGTGTCGTAGAAAAACCCGCTGCTTCTGACCGGATTGCCCAGCAGCAGGGTCACAGCGTTGTGGCCAGACATCGATCCAGCCGCAGCTTCAAAAACTTGCTCTGGCACACCAGACGCCTCATCGGCCACCAGCATCACATACTCAGAGTGAATGCCCTGCAAAGCCTCGGGCTGTTCGGCCCGTGATGTCCTGGCCGAAATAAACATCTCAGTCGGCGCAGCGTTGAACTCGATCCTCTCCTGCTTGACAGTCAGCAGACTCTGCAATGGCGCAGGCATCGCGTTGATCCAGCGCTTCAACTCGGCAAACATAGCGTCATACAACTGGCTGCTGGTCGGCGCGGTGACCACCACCTTGACAGGTGATCTGGTCATAAAGTACCAAAGCATGGCCCATGAGCTTGCCGTAGATTTCCCCACCCCGTGGCCAGATCGCACGCTGATCTTTCGATCCCCTCGGGCAATTGCCCCCAAAAAACGCTCTTGCCACGGGTCTGGGTCTACACCCAGCACCTCCTTGACAAACAGCACGGGGTCGTTGTGATACCTAGCAACCCACTCGGCAAAGACATTGTTTTTGATCATGTGGACTCTAACCCATTGTCAAAGGCCCACTTGTTCGGGTCGATCTGCTCTGGCTGTGCCAAGGCTTCTTTAATTGAGGCGATGGTGTCATCCCAATCGTGGCCCATCTTGTCTGGGCAATAATTCTTTTGAACGCAATACGCGGCATCTTCCAGCGCCTCCAGCGCCAGCTTCAGTGCTTCGTCTTTGGTCATGCTTGTCCCCTTGCTCGGATTGCGGCGGCGAGAATAACACTCACAAAGTCGTAATCTGGGCCAGAGTAGCCATCACACACCTTTGCACACGCCTCACGCTCTTCCTTCTGTCCATGATGTCTGCCTCTTGGTGTGCAAGGCCGTACACAGGTGTTGTACTCTTCGCAGCAAACCAGCGGCTGTCCTCTTGCTCGAATGTCTGCAATTTCGCGCACACAGTCTTCAAAAGGGTCTTCGCCACGCATGGCCCATCCTTTCTTGGCTGCTTCGGCCACCATCGCTTCACGCTCCTCCTCCGCCCCAAGTTGTTTCAACTTGTCGCACAGCACGTGAAAGCCAAGAACATTGAAGTCACCGTCCCAGCCTTTTACTTTGCAGACTTGCAGCAAATCGCGTTTGATTTCATCTTGTGTCATGCTTGTCCCCTTGCTCGGATGACTTTGCCTACACCAAAATTTGTACCTTCACACCCCTCTATGTATTCGTCAGCCAGCTTCGCACACGCCTCACGCTCTGCTGCTGCGACAAGGAAAGCAAAAGATTTAAGTTCTTCCGAAGTCACCGTCCAGAAACCGTTGCGGAATGCTGGCTCGACACCGGGCGTCTCAAATGCTTTCCCTGCCATTTCAATGATTGTTTTCATGCGTCCACCCATTTCTGTTCAATGCTGCACCACACCACACGCTCGCCTTCAATGATGCAGTACCCGCCCACAACATCGTCAAGCTGCCCACCAAGGCGGTAATAGCTGTCCTCACCGAAGGCCATGAGTTTCTCACCAGCAGCAAGCTGCACAGTGATAGTGCGTACCCCGTCCTTGCGGGTGTAGTCTTTGGTGACTTTCATGTGTTCTTCTCCTTCAAAGCCCGTTCCACAGCCTCCATGAACACCAGCCAGTCGGCAGACATGGCCCCGCACTCAAGCGCAATAGCCTCGCGCTCCCACTCGGTCAGGCCGACCCATTGCCGGTTTGAGGAATGCTTTTGAGGAATCTGAGGAATGGCTTGGGTAATGGCTTGGTGTTCAGGCAACACCCGTATCCGGTCAAACATTGCCTTGCCCTTGTCGTAGAAGTCGTGGTTTCTTCCGGTGATGTAGCTTTTTTTCATATCAGCAAACTCCATATCCAAACGCCAGTAAAAAACAGACCAAGGCAGATCACTGCCAGCACTGTAAAAATAGACCAAAGCATGAACGCTCCAATCCTGTGCCATGTTTCCGGCACTGGGTCTATGTCGGCGGGTACTGACGGATACGGCTTGACCTTGCGCGTCTCTGGCTCCAACTCTGCCGTGGTGAAGTGGCAGTCCATGCCGCAAGTCGGCTGGCGGGGGCATTCCCGATAACCCGTGTCGCACATCCTGGTCATGCTGCCTCCTCTGTCTTGCCCAAGTACGCCTTTAAGCGCTTGACTCGTTGCTTGTTGTAAGTCACCAAAGCTGTCGCGTACTCGACCCCAGACTCAGCTTGCAGCAGCGCATGCTCCGCATGCATCAACTCATGCGCCACGGCCTGCGCCGGCGTCACTGTCTTGAGCATCAACCTCAATTCAGTCCACAGATATTTCCACATTATCGTTTCTCCCTTTTAATAATTCGACTAATTGTCATATGACTTACTTTAAATCTAATCGCTATCTCTTTTTTAGTTATTCCTTGATCGAATAACTTTAATACTCTGCTGACAGATATATTGGCTCTGGGTCTGCCAGCGCCCTTTCTTTTGCCGCCATGACCGCTGGTCATTTATATCTATCCTCTTTAATCGCAATCTCAATTACTTCTTTCATGTCATCACTGATTAACTCGAATATATCAGCGCCATTTACCCAGACCTCCACCAGATATACCTGTTCAGGGATAGCCGGCTCAATAACTACCCCCGCCTCTTTAACTTCAGGCTCTGCCGGCTCCCACTCGTACCAGCATTCCAGTGGCTGGCGGCATAATCCCGTCACATGTTCATGCATCAACTTCATGCTGTCTCTCCTTGTAGCGCCCTGCGGATTGCCTCATGCGAAACAATAACCCCGTGGCTGGTTTTTAAAATTGCCGATATGGCCCGAAAACTAATTCCTGTCGCACGCATCTCCTTTGCATACGCCAGCGCTGCCTGCTCATGGGGAATCGGCACCAGCGTGGCAGCTTGACCAGAACCCTCAATGCGATACCCAAACTTGGCTGAACCGCCCAGATGGCCACCAGCCTTGCGCTTGGCAGCCTGCCCCTGCTTCTGGCGTTCCTTCAGCACTCTACGCTCATGGCCGGCAAAGCTGCACAAGATCTCCAGCATGAGCTGCGCGTAGATGTTGCTGGAGTCAGTGACATCCCCGTGGCCGTTGATGATCAGCTTGACGCCAAGCTCCTTGCACTTCTTGATCGACTGCAAGGCATCCAGCAAATCACGGCTGAACCGATCCAGCTTGGCCACGATCACAGTGTCGCCCTGCTGGAGCGTGACTCCGTTGGCTTGCAGCCGTGCAAAGAAGGGGTCTGCGCCACTGACGCCGCCATCCTCAATAAACTGCTCGATCACCAGGTTGTGCGTTAGGGCGTTGCCGCTGATTTGCCGCTTTTGCTCCTGCATGCTGGTGTTGTCAACCTGCTCTGTGGTGCTGACCCTCACATATCCAAACACTGTCATAGTTGCGCTCCTTGTTAATTTTTAACTTGTAGCGCAATTATGTATCAGGTTGGCAGGTTGTCAAGGGATTTTTAAAAAAAAATTTTTTTTTAGGGGATTGAGGGTTGGTAGGTGTTGAGTGCCGCATCAGCCGCCCCCGCCAAGGCGCGGGACGGGGGGGGTCGCGGCGCGGCGCCGGCCAGCCGACCAGCGGCCTGCCCCAGAAACCGAGGGTTAGCCCTCGTCAATCGCGTCTTTGTCAATCCCGTTTACGGGCGTGACAGCGCGATGCCTTAGCGCGTCCAGCGCCAGGCTGCCAAGGTCGATGTTCACCAGAGGCGCAGGCTTGTCAGAGTAGTCCACATTGACCTTGCCAGCGAGCCATGCACGCCTGTCGCAGCGCAGCTTGGCCAGTTGCACCTCTTGGACGGTTGCGGCGTCTGCAATTTCGATCGTTTGCTCTGCTAAACTTTGCCCACCGCGCGCGCGCGCCTGTGCGTAGGCCGTGCGGCGCGTCTCGCCGCCTCTGTCAATCCATCGATCGAATGTCGTAACTGCCACACCCAATACCTTGCACAGTGCGGAAGTCGTGCCGCCATTTGCAATGTATTCGAGTGCGGCGTCTTCGCCACCGGAGGCATGAATGGCCTTGTTGGCTACTTTGAGTTCAGCTTTTTTGCTTTGTGCTGCTGCAATGTTGGCAGCGCCTTGGTCGGCCATCTCGGCCAATGTGTCACGACTCATCCAAGTACCCCTCAATGATTTTGAAACCTTCAGAGGCTGATCGTGCGATAACGCACAGATAGCCCTCATCGTTCAGTTGCTTTGCAATGCAATTTTGCTCCTTGCTGACAACCCCGACCTTCGTCTTCATCTCCACAAACAACCCGCCAAAGCCCTTGGATCGCCGCAGGACGCACAGATCAGGCATTCCAGCCAATACACCCTCACCATGCAGCCTGACGCGCTCTGAGGCTGTTCTGTCGCCGCCATTCGGTATGGCGGCAATGATGACATCGGGATAGAAGGCTCTGACGCGCTGCACCAGCTTGACTTGTTCCTTGTGTTCAATGCTCTGCCTTAGTCTTGCCACCATGCAGGTGATTCTACCGACACTGCTGCTGTTTTTGCGTTGGAATACAAATGGCAATGGTGTGGCAAGTCCAAGGGCATGGCTGGTACGCCAAGGGTTTGGCACTGCCATTCTTGCCAGGACAGCTTGATCCAAGCCCCTGCGACTGTCTGCACATCGCCGGCCATGCCGACCTGCTTGCCTTGGGCCTTGAGTTCTTTGGCCTTTTTGAGGCTGACGAACTCGCTGCCCTCCACCTTGCTGGCGTGCGAGCAAGTGTTGCAGGTGACTCTTTCATCATCAACAAAGTGCTCAGTGCTGTCCATGATGCCACCCAAAGTGCAGGCAGTGCAGAGTGCAGGCTTTTTTTTCAAAGACTTTGAAAGACCTGTAAAGTGTGTAGTGCATATACCCCTATTTCCCTTATTTATTAATTAATATTCTTCTCTAAAGTAACCCTACCCTGCACTGCACTGCACCACTTTCAGAGGAGAAATGCAAAAATCCACACAGGGCAGGGTTGCTTTGAAGTGCAGACCATCCATGCACTTCACAGTGCAAAGTCGCTGACCGCTGGCGGCACAAGTCGAGTCGTCACCCCGTTGCTTCGCCGATATTTCACCCCCTGCACTGACTTCAAGTGCATACCAATGCGCACAATGTCACTTTTTGAGGGGAAGGTTACACCCACCATTTCGGCCACCTCGGTCGATGTTTTGTAGCTCCACCTGGCCTTGTCAGCCGACCAGTCGAGCTTGGTCACTACCTTTTCAACGATGGGGTCAACGGCTGTGAACTCTTGGTTGTGGGTGTTTAACTCGCCCATCTGGTCGCGGTCTAAGTACCAAGACTCACCGGCCTCGTAGATGACCTTGACCTCGGCCCAAAACTGCTGCATGTCAATCTGGTGGTCAAAGTCAATGGATTGACACTGCACAGTCCAGTAGCGCCTGTTGCCGGTCTGGTCGGACAAGAAGCTCTCATCGTTGACGCTGGCAAAGAACACAGTCTGGCGCGGCTTGCTGGTGTTCTTTCGGGCGTAGGGCAGCCTGTATATATCCCTGTCGCTAGTTAGAAATGATTTAAGTGCGGCAATATCTGATTTTCGGAATGTCGCATCCAACTCGCCTAATTCAACCATCCAATGGGATGTGGCCTGCCTGACTGAATCGGGATTATCTGGGCGCAGAGTTAATCCGTCTTTAAGTAAATGCCCGTGGGCTAGGTTTTTAAACCATGTTGTTTTACCGATACCTTGGTCGCCAAGTAGAGTTAATACGCCATGCGCTGATACGCCGTCTGGCCGGTAAAGGGCGGCCATAGCGCCGATGGCCCACTTGCGCATCATCATCTCTTTAATCTGGGTGTCGGGTGATGTGATGGTGTCCATCCACTGGTTTATTCTTTTTACGCCATCCCAAGGCTTTGACTCAATCCAATCTACGGCTGGGTGAAAGGGGTTTTGCAGGCACTGCTGGGTCATGTACTCGGCCACCAGCGAGTGCGGCAGGCCGGACAGGATAGCCTGGCTGACCATGTGGGTGACGGCGGCGTTGGCCTCGTAGCCGTTGATGACCTTCAAACCTGGCACATGCACCACCTCCTCGCCTGACATGGTGTTGAACGAATACTGCACCTTGAGAAAATCAGACAGTGCGGCAAAGTTCTCTAAGGTGTTTAAGGGCTTGGGATGCTTGCCGGCGGTCATGTGCGGCCAAACTAGGCCAGCAGGCTCGGCATCGGACAGATCAGACACATCAGCCTTGACCACAGTCTTTGCTACTGACAGGGGCGACCAGCCAAGACTCTTTGCCATCCAAAGCAAAGAGCCAGCGCCCAGCTGGGTGGGCTTGGCCTTGCGCCACTCACGCTCAGCAAAGTCTGGGTGGTGCTTGGCCGACTTGGCCGACCAAGCCATGAAGACATCGTAGCCGCCATCGCGCAGTGCGCCTTTGGTGGCGTACAAAACCTTGAGCCAATCCTCAAAGGCAAGATCGGGGTTGGGCATCTGGGCTAAGGCGGCAATGGCTGCGATGGGGTCGTTCGCCTCTTGACGCTGACCAGGCACGCGCTCAGACAGGACGCCGGAACTCATGGGTTTGCGGCCAATGAGCGGGCCGTGCAGTGACAGCAGGGCTTCGCACCTTAGAATAATTTCACGGGCTTGGGACTCGTCAAGGTTTATCAGCTTGTCCCTGCCGACAAGTAAAGGCTCACCCGAGCCGTTCCATGTGTACGGCTGGCCGGTGGTCGGGTGGATGGCGTAGGCCACAAACTGCTGACCGCTTGCCAGTATCTCTACTTTAGAGCCTTTGATCTCGCCATTGGCGTCTGGCTTGTCGGTTTTGAGAGCGTAGGTGGCGGTGCTGACTTTGGGAAACTCTTCCTCAGTCCTGAACAGTAGCAACTCACGGGGTGCGTTGCCAATGCGCCTTGGTGGCGGCTGTTCGTAGCAGCCGGTGACATCGTAGGCAATGTCGCGCATGGCGGCCACCAGCCCCGCGTGACTGACATCGATGTCTACGCACGGCGTGTGCCGAGTCAAGATGCCGGTGTAGTTCTCGCTGTACTGGCTGGTGTGTGCCTGCCACCCGCCTTGCTGCCACTTGGCAGGGGCTGGGCGCTTCTCACCCCTGATGATGGGGACTGGCTCGTAGCCCTTGTCAGCCAGTAGCTGGGCAATGTTGCCAAAGGTTTGGTCAGTCATGCGGCCCACCAAGTTTTTCTGAAACATCTTTAAAGCACAGGTTCAGAGTTTTGGCCGTGGACTCATACAAATCGACATAAAACGCATGCCCATTGGAGCAAGTCCAGTAGTTGCCAAAATCAGAGTCGTTATTTGCCATGCGACAAGAGCCGCACCTTGGGCAATTGAAAGAAAACACATCGTTAACTTTTGGGCTGATGTGATGAATGGTTTTAATCATTTGTGGATCCAAAAAAAAACCCAGGTCAACCTTTCTCTGGCGGTAGCCAGTTGGCAGACACGATGTAACTCGTGCAGAAAGGTTGGCCTGGGCCTGTTACATATAAATCGCTGCCAAGCGATGCGCAGACTGTAGCACATTGGGTAAAATACTCATGTCGTTGATCTCGCGGTTGATGACAAGTTGTTCTCCTTCTAGCATCGACTAGTTACCCCTGACAGTTCACGCTGTCAGGGGTTTTTCTTTGGGAGGTTGATTCTAGTCCTTGGGGTAAAAGACACTCCACCTCTTGGATTCTTTTGCCGATCCATGCCATCACAGGCACGGCCATGCTGTTGCCCAGAGCCTCGTAGCGTGGCCCGTCTGGCGTTGGCTTGCCCTTGAGCTTAATGTCGGTGTAGTTGTCAGGAAAGCCCTGCAAACGCTCGCACTCCTTTGGAGAGAGCCTGCGCACTTGCATGGCGGTGCGCAAATCAAGTCCACCAGCATTTTGACTAATGCGATAGCCCTCAGTTGTCATTGCAGGCGCAACATCAACCTCGCGAATGGCGTGAAAGTTTTCTTCAAACGCCACCGCCATAGGATTCTTGGCTTGCAGCGTCTGGGTCATGTCCACATCAGTCTGTGGGTTTGACATCTGGCCGCTGAAAGCAATCGGCTGCGCCACCGCATGGCTATGTCCCTTGGTCAGGGTGAAACTAGGGTCACCGGGTTGGCCAAAACCTAACCCTCCGCTTGAATGTCCCGGTGTCATATTCATGGTGTCAATGGGGATTGCTTGCGCCACCCCATGCACACCCGTGGCGTTCAGCGTGTACATCGGACCGCCTTCAGTAAACCCATCGCCATTGCCGCCGTTCTCAGGTTTGCGGCCTATGGTGTTTTCTGCGAGAGCAATGGGTTCGCAGCTAAAGTGACCCCCTGTTGTAGGAATCAATGTCTCTGTTTCTGCGTCCATGCGCGTCTTGGTTATCAGGCATTTGCTTACCAAGGGTAAACAACCCCCCCCCCCCCCGTTGATATGCTGATTTTCCAAACCTTGCTTATCGCCAAAATGTGCGTCAATCGTTGGGGCTACTTCTGCTGGCCAAGTCGCCATCAAGTGACCTTGTGCGGCGTCTTGAACGCTGATGCTTTGTCCTGTTCGGGCGCAAAGGCTACCGACTGAAGGGCTTGCTCTAGTGCTGGCGGCAGCACCTTGCCCCTTTTCTCTGCTCGGCGCAGGATACCCGCACAGGCTGTGGCGCTCAAAAAGAACCGCTGCGGCAGGTCGCCAGTTTCCAAGGTATCCGACAACGAACACACGGCGGCGGCGTTGGGCCACTCCGAAGTACTGAGCGTCAAGAATTCTGTATGCGAACCCATACCCGAGTTCGCCCATCCCTCGAAGGAGGGAGGCAAAGTCGAGTCCTCCGTTAGAGGATAGGACGCCGGGGACATTCTCCCAAACCAGCCACTGGGGCCGATACTTTGCAGCAATGGCAAGGTAGGTAAGCATGAGGTTGCCACGAGGGTCATCCAATCCTTTTCTGAGTCCGGCGACTGAGAATGATTGGCAGGGAGTTCCTCCAACGAGAACATCGACATCTGAGACATTTGTCCACTCCTTAAATTTGGTCATGTCGCCCACATTGGGCGTGTTTGGGTAATGGTGTGCAAGCACCTGTGATGGGAACTTTTCGATCTCAGAGTAAGCCGCAGCCTCCCATCCAAGGGGATGCCAAGCGACTGTTGCGGCCTCAATGCCAGAGCAAACGGATAAGTACCTCACTGCTGCTTCTCCTTAACAAGACTAGCAGCAGCATGCTTCTCACCGATCAGGTCTTCGCTAATCTGGATGTCCAACTTGGCAATGGCTGACGGGGACTTCAAGTCGAATGCCTGCGGGTAGGACTTCAAAGCCTCGTAGGCCAAGGCGTCAGACTTCCAGAACTTGGTCTTGCGACCTGGTCGCAATGTCCAGCCTTGGATGGTTGACCCCTCGGTGATCTGACGCTTGGCTGACTCCAGCACTGCCTCCGACCACATGGCTGCAAGCTGCGCCAGTTCAATGTCTTCTGGGGTGACTGGCGGCACTGCAATCGTGTCATCCTTGTCGGCCTTTTTTACAAGGTCTGCAAACTCTTTGCGTGCGTTGTCCTGCACCTTGGCACGCATAGACGGGCAAATGGGCTTGGCCTTGCAGTAGCGGCAAGCGCTGGTGGACGGGTTGGTCGGTGCGTCATCGGTCAAAGCTAGGTTGGCAGCGGCCAGCAGGTCGTGGCCGTGCTTGATGAGGTCAGTGCCTGAGACTGTCCATTGGCTGTGGCCGGCGCGGGGCTGGAAGATGTGCATGGTGCATTGAATGGATTCAGGCGCATTCAACATGCGCATGACGCCCAGAGCGTAGGTCAGCATCTGCTTGTTGTCCTCTGCCTCGACCAAGACGCGCCCTGTCTTGAGGTCTACGATGTGAAGGTGGTCGCCATCGACCAGCACGGCATCAGCAGTGCCGCCGAGGGACTGGTGCAGCGTCTTGAGGCCGGCATCCACATTCACCTCGATCATGCGCTTGCGGGGTTTTTCCACCAGCGTGTTGATGAAGGTGGCGTATTCGTTGGCCATGTCAATGTGGTCATCGGGATAGTCTTCTGCGTTGACCGCCTCGCCCCTCAGAATACGCTCGGATAGCTCATGGATAGCCTTGCCAATTGCGGCAGCCTCACCGGCTGGCTCAAAAGGCATCTTCTCTTCAAGCCGGTAAGAGCCTGGACAACTCATCACCCGATCCATACGGGATGCCGAGAGTCGGGCGTGTTTTCTGGTTTCATGTTGCATGTTTTCTCCTTTAAATAATCTGATTCACGATGTTCTGCTTTTCCAAGACGCGCTTTAGCACATTGTGGTCGAGTGATGCCCTGATGGTCAGCAGGTAAATCACCGGCTTGATGCCTAATTTGTTGATGTTCTCCACCCTGCTGGATGCCTGCTCCAGCGCAGAAGTTGACCAGGTGCATTCAACAAAGACAATCGTGTCGGCGGCACTCAGGTCTACGCCTTCACTCATTGCCGCAATGTTGCCCACGATCACCTTGGTATGGCCAGACTGAAATGCGGCAATGTACTCAGTGCGCTTGGTGGCCGGAGTGTCGCCCACCACCACCACCGGCTTGTGGTCTTTGAGTTCTTCCACCAGCCCGTGCACCACATCCTTGTGGTGCGCGAACACCACCACCGGCTCACCGGATTGGAGCAAATCGCTGATGAATTCGGATGCCGCCTTGATCTTGCGCATGCCACTCTCTTTCATAATCTCGGCCAAGCCCTCAAAGGCCATCAGGGCGTTTGGATTGGCCACCAAGGCATCGGCATCAAACTGCTGCTCACGCTTGTCGATGGGCAGGTCAAAGGTCACCAGTGATACCTGTGGCTCTTTGTAGTCCATGAAGATGTCTTCCTTCTTCCTGCGCAGGACAAAGGGCCGCATCAGTGCTTTGAGTTCGGGGATGTTGGATGCACCGCTGACATCCATGCCCCACGGCGCCGACCACATCTTGGCGTAGCGTGCGGCAAAGTCAAACCAGCCGCCTCGGTAGATGCCCAGCCCGTGGAGGAGCGGCCAGTGTTCAATGGGCCGGTTGGGGATGGGCGTGCCGGACAAGGCATAGACCCGATCAATCTTCTTCATCATCAGCATGGCGGCCTTGGTGCGGATGGCCTTGTTGTTTTTGAGCCTGTGGCACTCGTCAAACACGACTGTTTTAATTCCTGTAAAAGCCGTGACACTGGAAAGAATGTCGTAGTTCACGATGGTCACGCCAGAGCAAATAATCTCTGCCGCCTGCTTCTTTCCGGTGATAACTTTGACGGGAATGGACGGGTCGAGCTTGTTGAATGCCGCCTCCCAGACTGTCTTGGCGATAGCTGGGCAGACAATGATGGCCGGCAGGTGCTCAAGCGCCGCCGCTGCCGCCGGCAGGGTCTTGCCTACCCTCGGCTGGTCGGCAAGGATGCAGCGCCTCTTGTCCAGCAGAAAGTCTCTGGCCTCTTCTTGATGGGGGAACAGTTTCATCATTTTCCTCGTTTTCAGCGGTTTATGGAATCTTGATTGTGTCCGATAAAAAAACAACATGCAACATTTATTTGTGCTAAAGTGCAATTGTCTGACCGCTTTGGTCAGGCTGAAAACCTGAAACCGATCAACCTGAAGGAACGATCAAATGTCAACAAGAGTCACAACCGGCGAGGTACGCACCTCATACTTCTCAGCCCTGCAATCCCGCAAAAACGAAATGAATGGCAAGGATGAGTTCTCCACTCAGATCCTCATTCCAAAAAGCGACAAAGAAACGCTGGCCGCTTTAAAGGCAGCAGCCAAAGAGGCGCTGGCCGCCAAGTTTGGTGACAAAGTGCCGAAAAACATCCGCAGCCCACTTCGGGACGGCGACACTGAAACCAAGACAGATGGCAGCCCATTGGGCAAAGAGTACCAAGGCCACTTCTACTGCAATGTGAAGTCAACCGCCAAGCCTGGCGCCGTTGACAAGCACGGCAATGACCTGCTGGGCAGTGACGACATCGTGTCGGGCGACTACATCAGGGTCAGCCTGAATGCGTATGCGTACAGCCAAGCCGGCAATAACGGGGTTAGCTTTGGCCTGAACAACATCTTGTTGGTTCGCAAAGGTGAGCCGTTGGGCGCAAGCAAGCCAAGTGCTGCTGCCGACTTCGGCATCGTTAAAGGTGCGCCAGCGCCAGCCAAGGCCGCTGCGTCAGGGTCATGGGACGATGAGGATGATATTCCGTTCTAAGCCTTGGCCTCAATCAGCTTGAGCAGCGCCTGCTCAAGTTGGTTGACTGACTCCCACAGAGGCTTGACAGACCCAGACATCCAGCGGCTCACCTGCGGCTGCTGGATGCCAGCCTCACGGCATACGGCATTCATCCTAATGCCATGCTCTCTGGCCTTGTCTCTGATGTCTTGTACTGATTGCATAGGTGTATTTTAGCAATAACAGATCAATTTATTGACTACTATGCAATATTCTTTATTTGCTGTAAACTTCGTGACACTACTAACTCAGGGGAACAACATGAACAAATTAAGCAATCGTGCTGATGCAGCCTTGGACTACCTGCTGTGCTTGGTGATCGGCTGCGGCTTGGCTGCGGCACTGGTGGCGTGGTGGTCAGCATGATCAAGACGCCACCACCATCGCTGAACAAAACGCTCGGGGCGTACAACCCCCTTGAACTCAAACCCTTCACAGGTCGGCCAGGTGCAATGGACGCATTCAAGCTGCCGTCACTGATTGGCAATGTGCAGGTCTTCAGGAAAGATGCAGACAAACTATGAATGATGTACTTGAGCCGGCGTTAGAGGCGGCAATTGAGTTCATGGACGATCTGCTCAGTCCAGAGTGCTATGGCCATGCGATACCGACAGACGCACACACAAGGGCTTTCGTGGTGCGTGCCATGCTGCGCCGCGAGTACACCCGCAGGATGCAAGATGCGCGGACTAAAGCCGGTCTATAGAGCCGCCATCATCCGGCTGCTGAGCATTGGCCCGTTGAGTGTGGCCGAGATCGCTGTGCGCCTGCCCTGCTCCATAAGCACTGCTTACGACAATGTCAGAGCATTACGCAAGGTTGGGGTGGTGCGGGTGCATGGCTATGAAAAGTCCGGCAACATGACCACGGCCCTGCTGACGATGGGCAGTGAGCCGGATGCACCAAGGCCGCTGTCGTTCACAGCCGCCGAGCGTATGCGCAAGAAGCGCCACAAGATGTCGGCAGACGATAAGGCTTTTCTGAATGCACGCCGCCGTCAGAGGAATCGAAAGATCAAGATCGACCCGCTGACCGCGGCA